GAGTCGCGGTCGCTGTCGTATGTCGTCACCATCGAGCCTCCGCCCCTCCCGGGCACGCTGTCGATTGCCTACATGGTCGCCAAGCAGTGGTACGTGCTGCGCGACGAAGGCGGCGGGCAGATTCGCGGTGCGGATACGGGCTACGGAGCGGGGAACCTGAACCCGACCACAGGCACGGTCGCCGTCACGCTCGGAGCACTGCCAGACGTGGGCAGCGAGATCATCTACCAGTGGGTGGAGCCTGCCACGGCGAAGTCCTCCAACGAACTTACGCTGGAGAATGACGGCAAGCTGTTCTGGCCCATCAACTCTGACGGGCTCGTGTCGGAAGAAGACGGCTCCAAGCCCATCACCCCGGGCGCCTTGTCCTTGGCCTGGATGCGCGCAGGCGTCATGCGCACCGCCACCGACAACGGCTTGGGCGGGCTCGTGGGCGACGCTACCGGCACGGTCAACTACGCCAAGGGCAAGATGCGGGTGTCGTTCAATGAGCTGCCGGCCAAGGGCACTTCCGTCCAGTTGACGCTCACCACGAATGCGACGGCACCCATCACCGACACGCCGGTGGCGGGGGTCGGCAACTTCGGCCTCACGGGGATCAAGCCGCGCAGTATCTCCTTCGGTCTCACGCCCACGTTGGAGCTGAACCGCGCAGGAGCCGGATGGGTGGCCGGGTCGGTGCCGCTCGCGCGCAGCTGCTTTGATGACGGGGCCGGCAAGCTGCTGATGCGCACCTCCTTGGGAGGCTGGGGCTACTACGATGATTCTGAGTATGTCCAGATCGGCACTGTGGACTACACCACGGGGGATTACGTCATCTTTGGCGAAGTCATCCTGCCACCGGGCTCGCGCTCGCTGTACAACTTCATCGGCTTCGACAACTTCTTCGAGATTCAGCAGAAATTCAGCTTCGGCATCTACAACACACTCGCCTAAAGGAAACCCAAATGGACATCGTTGTCAACCCCTCCTTCGCGGGCAACTTCCGGCAGCGCCTGGACACCTACACCCAGGTGCTCATGTCCACGGTGGGCCGGCTCACGTTCCCGTCACCGACCATCACAGGTCGCGCGGCAGGCGCCGGAGTCGGCACCGTGGGCTCCGTCACCGCAGACGTGAACGCGCTGGTCATGCGCACGAACGTGGCCAACGCCTTCAGCCTGTCGGGCGTCCGCTTCAGCCGGGGCGCTGAAGAGTACGTGGTGAAGTCTGACGGCTCCCTCCAGATCAACCCCAGCCCGGTCACGGGCAACGGCACCACGGTCGGCTCGATGACCCCGGCTCAGGGTTACATCCAGCTCGACGCTTGGGCCGCTGATTCGTCGCCAATCATCAACAACTGGCGGGCAGTGGCGGCAGCGCCCGTCAACGGCGCCAACTCGCCGTATGGGACGTACCTGGTGACGTTCCGCACCGCAGTCGCTCCCTTGCGGACCGGCTCCATGAGCATCCTGGGCAACATGCGTGACGGCACGACCTTCAACGTGGTGGCGGACTCCAACGGCTACATCAACACGCCGCGCATCAAGGGTCGCGTCAACTACACCACGGGCGTCGCCAAGATCGTCGGCGTCACGCCTACGGGCGCGGGCGGTCAGACGCAATCTGACTTGTCGTTCCTGGGCATTCCCGGCCTGACCTTGGCCTACATCGACTTGATCGAGCAGGAGAGCTTGCGGTACAACGCGGTGGCCTACAGCTACCTGCCACTGGACAGCGAACTGCTCGGCATCGACCCGGTGCGGCTCCCCAGCGACGGCCGGGTGCCCATCTTCCGTCCCGGCGAGCTGGCAGTGGTAGGGCACACCGCGATGACCTCACCTGTGACGGCGGTCAACGGCGGAACGATCAGCGCAGGGCGGGTGCGTCTGTCACGCGCGCGGATCATCGGCAACAACGGGGTCGCCATCCCCTCCGGCTACACGGAGAACCTGGAGACTGGCGTCATCACGTTCACCAACGTCGCCGGGTGGTCGCAGCCGGTCCGGCTTGAGCACCGTATCGAGGACATGGGCCTGATGCGCGATGCGCAGATTGACGGGCGCATCACCTTCACCCGGCCGCTCACCCACAACTACCCGCCAGGATCGTTCGTATCCAGCGCGCTCCGGTCGCCCGACCTGAAGGCACGTGTGCGGCTCATCTTCGACCAGCAGGCCTGGGACAACGTGTCGTTCCTGGACACCGTGGTGGGCAACCCGGCCGGAGCGACTTACAACAGCGCGGCCTACCCCATCGAGGTGACGAACGCAGGCGCCTACACTGAAGAGTGGGTGTTCAAGTTCAAGTCCAACCAAGCCTTCGACATCATCGGAGAGCACGTGGGCAACATCGGTGAGGGCAGCATCCTGACGGTGACTTCCCCCATCAATGACGTGACCGGCGAACCATACTTCACGATTCCAGTAGAAGGGTGGGGGTCCGGTTGGTCGTCTGGCAATATTTTGCGCGTCTCTACTGTTGGAGCGATGTTCCCGGTGTGGATGGTCCGCACCACGCAGCAGGGACCGGAAAATGCTGCTGATTACTCTTTCCTCACAATCGTTCGCGGCGACGTGGACAACCCTCTGTAAAGGCACTTCACCATGACTTCTGTTGTCGACACCTCTGTCAAGATTTTCACGGACCAGATGGCCAACGCGCCGGTCCTCACCAAGACGGCCGGCTCACTCACCGCCCTGCTCGACGCCTGCCTGGTGACCGGCTTCGACACCAAGGCCGCGACCTCCCTCACGGTGGTGGACGGAGTTGCCACCCTCGCGCACGCAGGCACGCATGCGGCCATCCCGGATGCGGTCATCCTGGTGTCGGGTGTGACCGGCGCCCTGACCGCCCTGAACGGCGAGCAGAAGGTGACGGCCAAGGGCGCAGGCACCGTGAGTTTCGCCACCGCAGCCGCCAACGGGACGGCCGCAGGCACGATCAGCTTCAAGATGGCTCCGGCCGGCTGGGAGATTGTCTACACCGCCACGGACGTGCGCGTGTACCGCTCGCTGGACCCCGCCAGCTCCAAGATGCTCATTCGCATCGACGACACGGGCTCCAACAGCCAGCCGGGTCACGCCCGGTTCCGCATGTTCGAGACCATGACGAGCATCGACGCGGGCACGAACCCCATCCCCTCAGAAGCGGAGTTGAACGGCATCGGCAACCCGATGGACAACCGGGGAGGCTACTGGGCCAAGGGCTACTCGCCTGACGCTGGCACCCGGCCCATTCCGTGGTCGGTCTTCGCGGACTCCCGGCTGTTCTACTACGCGCCATCACCGTATGCGGCGGAGTCGGACAGCTACCAGAACCGCGTCCAGGGCAACCTGTACGGCTTTGGCGACATGAAGGTCAAGCGCCTCAGCGGCGACCCTTGGGCCGTGGCTGTAGCGGGCGGGCGCATGATGTCGGACGCTCAGAGCTACCACGAACAAGGCACGTTCAACGATTCACGCGCAGACTACAGCTCAATCTGGATTGCGCGCGACTTCAGCGGGTTGGGCGGGTCGGTCAGGATGCGGTCGTGGGCTTACGGGTACAAGAGCGACGGCATCAGCGGCAGCTCCATTGACCCGTTCGGACCGTTCCCAAGTCGCGTCGATGGCTCACTGATGTACAGCCCCCGCTACTTGGGCAAGCGCACGCCGGTGGACCCCACGGACTACGCGCCCCGATGCGACGTGCCGGGTGTGTACCACATCCTTCAAGGCAACTGCTATCCGGCTCTGGGCCGGGGCACCCGTGTTCCGGGCACGGGGGCTACCGCAGGCCGCACCTTGTACTGCCAACCATGCGGCAGCACGACAACTGACCCGATCAGCTCGCCCTCCGCTGTGGGCGTTTCGCTGATCGACGTTACGGGACCGTGGCGGTGAGCGCGCACCGCTATTGGCGGGTGACGGCGCGCGGGTTGCCGGGCGGCTTCTCCTTGTCGGAGCTGGCGTTGGCCGCTACCGGGGCAGCGCTGGACGGCTTGCTCACGCCGGCATCTGACGTGGCTCCTGTGTCGGGCTCGCTAGACAGCTTGGTGGACGGTTCGGCCGCGTCTGCGGTCGTGTTCGGCGTTCAGGAGGTCCAATTCAAGTACGACTTGGGCGCCTCTCACCAAGTGGACAATCTGATCGTCGGCAGCGGCCCATCGGGCGACGTGCCTGATTTGGGCTTGGCTTGGTCCGACGATGACGTGGTGTACGTCGGGGAGCGCGAATACTTCGCCCCACTCTATCCAGGCCCAAACTCTTTCGTGGAGCAGGGCGACGGTAGCAGCTGGAACAAGCAGATCACCTTCAATTCGTCGGTGTCGATTGATTCGGGCAATCCGTCCGTGGCTCGCCCTTCGAGTTACACCGTTGTCGGTCAAGTCGTGGACAGGGCTGAGGGCAAGAAGCTGGTGGAGTTCGTGTGGTTGGAGTCAACGGGCAGCAACCAATACACGGGCTTCGGCAACGAGCAGTATTCCAAAAACTACTACACGTCAGTGCCGGGTTCCGCCCCCGGAGGCTCCAACATGGATGCCTCCTACCGCCTCCAAGACGGTCAGCGCTACAGCAACGGCGGCTTCACTTCTTACGGAGCCCCCTTTGCTGTGGGGGATGTGATTGGCATGGGCGTGGACTTCGACGCGCGCACCGTCACGATGTACAAGAACGGCGTGTCCCAAGGCGTCTTCCACGACATGTTGCCGACCGGACCAATCTACCCGGTGGTGTTCAACACCGGCTCCTCCCCCACCTCTGTTCAGTTGCGCGTGGGCAACCCGCTGTTCCCGATTGACGGCTACACCGACTGGGCGCCGTCCCTCGCCCTGAAGTCGCGCGGCTGGCGAGTTGACGGAACGGCTTTCATGTCGAGCTGGCCCAGCACGTTCCGCCAACAGCCCTGGGACGGCTTTGCGTCGGCGATGAAAGAGGTGGCGATCATGACGCAGGGCGGTGGACCTCTCAACGCCATCCCGTACACTGGCGCGCCGGGTCAGCCCTTCTACCCGCCATCGTGGGAGTACGGGCGCGGGTTCATCGCCAACACCGTCAAGAAGAAGGGCGACCCGGTCAACCTTCCGCTGCGGCGCAAGGTGCGGTGCTATCGGGAGACTGACGGCGTGATGGTGGGCGAGACGTTCAGTGACGCGGCGGGCAACTACCGCTTCGACTGGCTGCTGACCGCCTACAAGTACACGGTGGTCTCATACGACTATGAGCACACCTTCCGCGCGGCCGTCGCTGACAACCTGTCACCGGAGCTGATGACATGAGGGTCGATGTATCGGCGTACCACAACGCCTTCCGCCTGCTGGGGACGCGCGCAGCAATGGACACCGGCCCCGGCGCGGCCACCATCGAGATTTACGCTGAGGAGGTCAGCGGCGGATCGCCCACGGGCTCGCCCCCGTTGGTCGTCATCGTGCTCGCTAAGCCCAGCGCCACGATTGGCTCAGACGGCAAGCTGCTGCTCATCCAGGCCGACTTGGCCGGCGACCTGATCATGGTCACGGGCGCAGCGGCCGGGGCTCGCTTCAAGGGCGCCAATGACGAGTGGATCATGGACACTGACGTGGGCCTGGAGGCAAGCGACGCAGCCGTGCGGCTCCCCACGTTGGCGCTCTATGCGGGTGGCCGGTGCCCGCTCGCGCCTAGCAAGATCGGCTGACAGTGTCCGCAGAACTCATCTTCAGTGGTGCGCCGTCCTTGGACGGCTCTTTATTGTTCGGAGGGGACGACGCCAAGCCGCCGTTCGTGCCGGAGCCATACGTGCCCAACGCGGCGCTGGTGTTCAAGGAGCCTGCCGCTGTCGATGGGTCGCTGTTGTTCGGATACGAGAATGAAGAGGAGGACGAAGAAAAGCCCGGGGTGCCGTATGAGCCCAGCGGCGCACTGCTGTTCGATCACCCGGCAGTCACGACCGGGGAGCTGGTGTTTGAGTTGGAGCCGGCACCGGAGGGCTCCGAAGGCGCGAACATCCCCGTCGCAGTGTCGCTCAGCCTCCCGGGGCCGACCGTCGAAGTGCGCATTGCGCTCAGCGTCCCGGTCACAGCGGACTTCGTGCTGCCGGGGCCGTCCGTCGATGTTCACGCCGTGTACGTCAGCGGCGCAGCTCGCCCGCTGGTTGCCCGCGCGCTCGCCCGCTACCAGGACGCCGACCCGCAATATGAGCGCTTCGCGGCGATGTGGCAGGACAGCACTCACTTCCAGGTGGGCGCTGAGGTCGTGTTCGAGAAAGCTGACCCGCTCCCCACCGCAGCCGAATTGGGCTGGCAGGACGCCATCAGGATCGGCCGGGAGGGCGTAGACGTTCGCTATCAGGACGGCGACCGCCTCCACGTCGATGCCAAGTACAGCTTCCAGGACGCCATCCGTGTCGGCCGGGAGGGTCTGCTGTCGCGGTATCAAGTCGGCCTCCAGCACCGCTTGGCCACGCAGTTCCGCTATCAAGACGGCTTGCGCAACCGGGGCGAGCAGTACGCGGTGGACTACCAAGAGGCCAAGCACTTGCCCGGCATCAACGTGCTGTCGCGCTCTAGCCACGGCGCGCTCATGGAGCTGGGATGGTCCACGCGGTACCAAGAAGGCAAGCAGCCGGACCCCGGCATGTACGTGCGTCCGCCCAAGCCGGTGGACCCGGAGCCGACCTGCTACGTGCCGAGCCCCGCGCTGTTGTTCGAGTATCCGTGGGACGGCTCTGCCGCCCTGCTCTTCATTTGCGATCACGATGGCGCAGTGGACCCGGGCGAGCCCGGTGAGACAGTCGTCATCCCTGTCAAGAGGGTCTACATTTTGGACAACGAAGTCTCACTCACCCGGGCCGACAACGGCACGGTCATCAAGGCGCTCAGCATCGGGTTGTCGCTCGATGTCGGGTCGTGGACATGGAGCTTCAACGCTGCCATCCCGCCCTACTACCTGGACGACCTCCAGCGGTCCAGCCCGGGTGTCCCGGTGGAGCTGCTGGCGAAGATCAACGGTCAGACCGTCCGCGTCATCGTGGAGGACATGAACCGCGAGCGCACCTGGGAGTCGAAGGTGCTGCGCGTCACGGGCCGGGGCGTCTCCGCGCTCTTGTCCTCGCCGTTCGCGCCGGTCCTCAACTTCGGCAGCGACATCGACATGACCATGGAGCAGCTGGCCAACGATGTCCTGACCGACAACGGGGCGCCCATCGGCTGGGACGTGGACTGGAAGCTGGAGGACTGGTTGGTGCCGGGTGGCGTCTTCCGCGCTGACGGCACGTACATGGACGCGCTGAACCAGATCGCCACGGCCGCAGGCGGATACGTCCAGCCGCACATGACGCAGCGCACCCTCAAGTTCCTGAAGAAGTACCCCACGCTGCCTTGGAACTGGGCGAGCGCCACGCCGGACTTCGAGTTGCCCGCCGACGCGGTCACGGTCGAAGGAATTCAGTGGACTACAAAGCCAGTGTATAACCGCGTGTTCGTGTCCGGGATGCAGGGTGGTGTGGCCGTAGACGCTGCGCGCGCAGGAACCGATGGTCTGAGTGTGGCGCCGGGCATCGTAGACCCACTGATCACGGACGTGATCGGCGGTCGCGCACGGGCTGAGCCGGTCTTCGCGGACGGCGGCGAGCAAACCCTGGTCCGCGTCCGCACTCCGGTCTTCCCTGCCAGCGGCCTGATCGTGCCGGGCAAGCTGGTCCGCTACGTGGACGAAGGGGTGGTGCGGATCGGACTCAGCCGCGCACTCAGCGTGGAGGCGTCGCAAGAGGAGTCGTGGCAAACAATCGAGGTAGAGACACATGCGTAACTTGCTTACCCAACTGCGGGAGGTCATCGGCACCCCGCGCCTGGAGGTCGCCACGGTACTTGCCGTGGATGGCTCGGCCATCACGGTACAGCTCAGTGGCGGCGGCATACAATCCGTGCGTGGTTTCGCCACGCTCGGCTCTAAGGTTTATGTGAGAGACGGAGTGGTGGAAGGCGACGCACCCGACCTGACCGTGTACCCCATCGACATCTAGGACACCTGATGACTCCCATTCCGCCTCTGCCTCCGCCACCGCCGTCCATCGACCCGGTCAGCGCCATCATCGCCGTGCTGGCCGCGTTCCTCAGCCCCGCCGTTGCCCACGTGATGGGGGCATATGCCGTCATCTTCATCGCAGCCGCGCTCGGCTCAGGATGGGCTCTGATGCGGCGTGAGAAAGGCTCCCTTGCCGGCGCCATCGGCTTCATCGCCCTGCTCACCTTCACCACTACCTTGATCACAGTGGGCGCTGCCGAAGCTGCCAACAAGTGGATCAAGCTCGACTCCATCAACTACCTGTTGGCCCCCATCGCGCTGATCGTGGCGGGCATCGGGCAAGACTGGCCCAGCGTCGGGCCGTACTTCGTCAAGAAGATGGTGGACTTCCTGACGCGCAGCAAATCTGGAGAGCAACAATGAGTACCGCAGCAATCCCAACCGGCCCCAACAAGCCCGAAGTCGTGTCTGTCATCATTCAACAGGCTGACTCCAACTACCTCTTCATCACGGGGGTGACGGGCTTCTCAGACACCAAGATGATGCTGAACGTCGCGGTGGCCGTGGTGGCGCTGTTCTTGGCCGGCGTGTGCGTCTGCCGCATGAACGCGCTCAGTCCGAAGCTCCACAAGCTGAAGGTGCGGATGCACTACCTGCTGGTGTTCGCCGGGGGTCTGTGCCTCGCCGGTGCGCCTTGGTTCTGGCCGAAGTATCCGCGCATCGGCACTCTCATTTTCGTACTCACCGTGGTGGTCAGCATGCTGCTCTCCACGACTGAATGGCGACGTGGCCCGCCTGATTCGGCCAGGACAGACTCAACACCACTACAGAAGGAGTTTTGCTATGATGACTCGTGCCCCGGCCGGCTGGCTTGCTATCTTGCAAGCGTGCGGCGTCGATTCCAATACGGCTGGACGTTGGTCCGGCATCTTTTCAGAGGTACTCATTGACGGGTGCTTCAGCAGCGGGGAGCGCGAGCTGCCCGACTTCCTGGGGAACATCCTGGTGGAGTCCCAGCGGCTCACCCGCCTGGTCGAAGACCTCACGTACACCACGCCGCAACGCCTCATGGCTGTGTGGCCTTCGCGCTTCAAGAGCATCGAGCAGGCGACCCCGTACCTGCGCAACCCCAAGAAGCTCGCTGACTTCGTGTACGGATCGCGCCTGGGCAACATCAACGGCGACGGCTTCACGTACCGGGGCAGCGGCCTCGTGATGGTGACCGGCTTGGACAACTTCAAGTCCGTGGAGCGCATCACCGGGTATCCGGTCGTGGCCCAGCCTGAGCTGCTGCGTCAGCCGCTGCCCGCGCTGAAGCTGTCGCTGGCTTGGTGGGAGGGTAAGGTGCCGGACGAAGTGATGGGCAACCGTCGCAAGGTCCGCAAGGCGGTGAACGGCGGCGACATCGGCTTGGCCGAAGTGATCGCCATGACGGCCAAGGTGGAGCGCGCCCTGGCGCAGTACCCGTAATGATCACCAGTCGCGTCTACATGATCGCCGGTGGCCTGCTGCTCGCAGGTGCTGCCGTAGCGTACCACCTTGGGGTAGTGTCTGACCTCAAGGTCGAAGTGGCTCAGGCGCAGTCAGCGACGGCCACAGCCGACAAGAAGCTCAGCGACCGGATCGCGGCGGAGGCCACCACCGTGGCGGCTGCTGTGACGAAGGCGCTGAAGACGGAGCGCGAAGACCGCGAAACTCAACAAAGGAAACTCGATGATCTCGAAGCTGCGAAGAAACGTGTTGATGGTGAGCTTGCTGCTGCTCGTGAGCGCCTGTACAACCTCGCCAAATCAACCCCCGCCCCCTCCGGTCCAGGTCGTGGAGACGTGCCCAGCACCGCTCCCTCTGCCAGCCGAGTACAAGAAGCCAGTGCCGGTGGACTATCACCTGCGGACAGAGCGCTTGTTGACGGATTACTTCAAGTCGCGGCCGACGCAAACGCCGACGCAGCCGCCCGCAACTTCGTCTCCGATCAATACCAAGTGAGCTGCCAACGTGTCCAGTGACAACCTCGACTTCGCCACGGAACTTGCTCAGCGCGAGCGGGACCACGCGGCGACGATCCGCAAGCCTGTGTTGGTGCGGACCGGAAAGTGTAAAGCCTGCGAAGCTCCCTTGGAAGCCTCGCAGGCTTTGTTCTGCGACAAGGACTGTGAGCAGGACTACTTGCGTTTGCGCCGCTCACTGACCATAGCGGGTCGCGCTATCCCTGGTTGACGTAGCCTCGCCCGGGTTCCGCGCCCGTGGCAGGGTCGGTCACCAGTCGGCGCTGCACCGGGATCACCTCCATGCCCTGCGCCTCCTGAATCAAACCGTCGATCAGGTCCATGGCGAACTGGAGGCGGCTGGCGTCCTCATACCAGGTGTCCATCAGCTCGCACACCATGCCCTCGTTGGCCGTCAGGCCGTTCGTCTCCGCGTAGGCGTACATGTCGACGCGCGGCCACGCCAGCAGGCAGACGTTGTTGGCGACGCTGTGGACGTGGGTTTCCACGCCGTGAGCGGCCACCACCTCGATCAGCTTCTGGAGGAAGTGCTTGGCCTTGTTCAAGTCCTCCAGTCCATTCTTCTTGCGCCAGCGGGTGACGTACTTGGACACTTGGCCCTCGAAGTAGCCCAGGCCGTTCGCGGCGACCATGTCCCAGTGCTGGATGGCCACGCCCTTGTAGTGCTTGCCACCGACTTGTGTTTCATTCGCCAAAGACATTTGTGTACTCGCTTCTCAGTTGGTTGTAAATTGCCGCGCTCACGGGAGTGTGATCGACGGCTTCCAGCCAGCAGAGGTAGTTGAAGAACCCCTCCTGGATGTCGCGGTTGCCCCGGCGCAACTCGAAGGCGGCGAACATCGCACCCTCCAGCATGTCGCACATCTTGAGCAGTTTCGTTTCAGCCGGCGTGAGCTCAGGAATGACCAAGCCAAGTTCCGCCATGAAGGCGTCCTCCAGCTCGTCAAACCTCCCCTTCACGCCCGCCAACTTCTTCGTCGGCCCCGGCACGTCGCCGAACTTGCGCTCAGCGGTGTCGTGCATCAGGGCGGCGACCAGCAGATTGCGAGACGCCATCGAGTCCAGCAGCAGGATCAGCTGCATGACGCTGTAGGTGTGCTCGCCCACGCTCTGGATGTGTAGTGTGGGCTCCGTGTGCCAGCGCTTCGTTCGTGCCGACGATTCCAGGTAGCGCAGCAGCCTGAGCTGCCCCCGGCTGAGGGCCGACCCATCGTGGTTGACGAAGGCCGGCGCCACGCGCATGTCGATGCCGGTGCTCACTTCGCTGCTGCCTTGGCCGCGCGAGCCTTGCCACGGTTGTCGAACCAGGTCTGGCACGCCCACACCCAGTCCTGCGCCGCGATCTCAGGGCAGTCCTCCCAGAGCGTCTGGATGTCGTCGCCGGCCTTGTAGCGCGCGTGAAGGCGCATCATCGGCACCGCCACCTCGCTGAAGAAGGGCAGGGTGAAGTCGTTGGACTCGCCCAGCGGGTCGGTCACGAAGGCTTCGCACTGGCGCAGCCACTCCAGCGGGTCATCGATGTGGCTGATGATCGGGTACGGCGACACCTCGATGTCGTACACGCTGTCATCGACAATCTTGACGGACCAGCCATCCCGGCTGTGGGTGCTGGTGTCGATCAAGCGCTGGACATCCGGCCGGTCGATGTAGGCGTGGTAGTTGTTGCTGAACTGGTGGTACACGCCCAGCGGCATGCGGATCGCGCCGGCCACGAACTCGTGGAGCATCGACATGTGGACCACGTTGGCCCCGTAGGCGCCCCAGACGACATCGTTGGAGCGGTTCAGGACCGTCATGTCCAGGTGTCCCCGGGTGCCGTCGAAGTAAATCTGCGTGTTGCAGGGCACGTCCTTCGCCGTCTTGCCGCCGATGCCCGCCACTCCGGGGATCATGTCGCCAACCGGCCCCCACATCGTGACCACGGCGCGGCGCGTCTTCGGGTCGGAGCGGAGCTGGTCGATGACCTCCAGCAGCTGGTCGAAGCCGAAGTGCTTGCGCCAGCGGTAGCCGTAGGCGCCCCACTGGAGGCCATCGTCAGCAAAGGCTTCCATCTGCTTGGCGAAGTTGGACACCATGGCGACTTCGTTGCGGCCGGCCAGCATCCACAGCGACTCGAACAGGTGGAAGAAGGGGTTGGCGTCGCGCTTGGCGTTCATGATGACGCGCTGGCGCGGGTGGCTGTAGGTCGTAATGACGGGAGCCGGGGCCACGAGCACGCGGCCGTTGCGGCTGTCGTTGATCTCGCCGGCCACCTTCAGCCAGTAAAGGCCGTCCACCAGCGCCTGGTCGGGGCTGTTGGCGACGATCACACGGGGCGCGCGGAAAGCCGGCCCCAGGTTTGCTTGTGCTTGGTTCATGAGTGACAGGGTCTTTCAGCGGAGGGAGGGGTGGAGGAACGTGGACAGGTCAGCGGCCTTCCAGCCGGCCGGCTTCAGCACCTTGCCGGTGTCGGGGTCGCGGTGGAACGTGCCGTCAGGGAACTTCTTGGCCCAGTTGGCCAGCGCCACGCCGTGGTTGTAGGCGCCGTGGAGGTCGGAGCCCATGGCCGCGCTCGCGCCAATGGTGACCCAGAGCAGGTCAGCGTCGCCGTCCAGAAGCTCTTCAGCCATGTCGGGGTCTTCCATCGCGGCCTTGACGTGCGCGTCGGTGTCGCTGTCGCCGGCCTTCATGGCGTTGCCCAGGCCGATGAGGCGCACGGTCAGGTCGTTCTTGCCGAACACGGCCACCAGCTTCTCGGCCAGCTCCTCGCACTGCATGCCCATGTAGAAGGTCAGCTGGCGCACGTTGGGTTCTGCGCCGTGTGGAATCTGTTGCGTCTCTGCGAACCAGTCGCGGGTCTGTTTGATTTCGCTCATTTGTCGATGCTCCGTTGCTTGGGTTGGTACTTGCTCCGGGACGTACCCCGGCGCCACTTGCTGTACTCACAGAGGCAGTTCTGTAAGTCCTGACCCGTGATCGGGCCAAGGGTCTTGAGGTACGGTGCCACCTCGTTTTGGAACACTGCGAAGGCAGCGCGCCACGTTTGCTCAGTCCACTTCGCGTCTGGGTGGCCGGCTTCGACCCAGCTCAGCCCCTTCATCGAGCCGGGGCCGGAGGTCGCCCACGTCATGAAGTCAGGCGCTTGGCCCAGCGGGCCGTCAGCGTACTTCGTGTCTGCGACCACTTGGCCGGCCATGAAGCTCCCCATGTCACGGCACTTGACCAGCCGCTTGTGGAAGGCGTCCAGGGTGTCGCCCTCCTTCGGGCGAAGCTCTTTGCGGGCGTCCCACATGGGCTGAAGGACGCGCTCAGCCAGATACGCCGCCTTGGTACCGCCGTGGTGAGCGTCCGCGTGGATCATGTAGGCGCCAGTGAACACCTTCTCCCCGCGCTCACGCCGTCCATCCATCGCAGCGACGAAGCGCCCAGACATCCACGGCACCGGGTAGCCAATCTCGGCCAGAGACGGCCACCAGTTCACGAGGCGGGCCACGACCATGGCGAACCACACGTCAGGCTCGCGCGAGTGCGGAGCCAGCCAGTGTTCGTGGATGAGACGTGACTCACGGTCGTCGTTGCGCCGCACGTTACAGAAGCGGTACGTGGCCAGCACCGGGTCTTTGGTCCATGGCGGTACGTGACCGGCCTCCTTGCGCACGCGGATGCGCTCGCGCTCCAGGACGAAGCGGGCGAACAGCTTGAGCTCAGCGGCCTTGAAGCGGTTGGTCATGCGGGCCTCCCTTCGGAGCGCGGCAGGACGACCGGACCGCTGTCACGCACGCCCTTCGACCGGATCGAGGCTACGCCGTTCGTGTGAACGTCGCTGGGGCGCCAGGTGTAGCCGCACTGACCGCAGAGGTGCGAGCGGTGGGGCGGGTTGGTCCACGGCTGCTCGTTGCGAGCCAGCTTCTCCAGCACCGTTTCTTCGCCGTCAGGCGCGTCGATGTGCTGGACGCCGCAGCACGGGCAGAACAGGATGATGTCGACAACGATGTTGCCAAGATCGCGGAACATCAGATTGGCTCCTTCATCAGCTTGACGCCGAACAGCTTGAACACGTCCTTGGCCGGGGTGAGGTGGCTGATCACCGCCGTCTTGCGGGGGCCGATGGTGCCGACCATCCCCATGTCCAGCTTGCGGCGCAGGCGGTCGATGGTGTCCCACTTGGCGTTGACGTTCGTGAAGTCAATCAGCGGGTCGGCGCCACGGACGGCGCGGCGGGTGTTTACGCGCTGGCGGCACTTCTCCACCGGGGTGTCCATGAACGCCCAGATGAAGTCGTTGCCGAAGCGTTCCGACTGCGCGCCGATGTGACCGAAGGTCGTGGACAGCAACGCGCCCTCGAACAGCACGTGGCTGAAGCGCTCCAGACCGAATTCGACCAGCGGCCAGATGCGCGCGAAGGGCTGAACGGCGTCGCAGCCACCACACGCAGTTTCGTAGGGGCCGACGATGAACAGCTGCTCCTTGTTGGGGAGCAGAGTGGTGTAGCCAATCGGCTTCTTCTGGCCGTCTTGCATGACCCGCTCTGCGCCGTACTTGGCCATGACGCGGGTGACGGTCGTGCTCTTGCCAGAACCGTGGGTGCCGTTGAGGCGAACGATTGTCATTTGGCTTCTCCAATCTTGTTGGGCATGTTGTAATACGCCTTGGAGTCGGTCGCCGGGATGACGACTTGGACGCACTCGGCGGAGGTCGCCCCGCGCTTGACGAAGACGGCGCGGGCACGCTCGCAGCTGGCCATGTCGGCCATCGGCGGCACCGGGTTGAGCGTGCCCAGCCCGTAGTACACGAGTATGTAGACAACGATCATGGCTTGCGTAGCTCCACGAAGGGTTGGAGGGCTTCGGCGAAGGCTTCGGCGTTGGTGATGAGGGACTCCGTGATGGCATCCATCTCATAGTCGTTGACTGACATACCGTGAACCAGATCGCGGACAGCACCCTGGATGCTGGCGAGGTAGGCTTGCTGCTTCGCCTTGAGGCGCACCAGCTCAGCCACTTCGGCTTCGGTGAGGCGTTCAGCGGCCATTGAGCTGACGCACGAAGCGCTCCGCTTGCCACGCCGCCAACACGGTGCCGTTCTTGGCTCCTCCGGTGCTGACCCACGTGTTGGGGTGGACCTTCTCGAAGAAGCCGGCCTTGTGCCCTTCGACGTAGGGGCGCGCGCCCACGAACACCTTCTTGCCCGCCACTGGGAGCCCGAACAGGTCCACGGCGCGGCCCAGGGTCGTCTCGATGCGCTGCGCCGACTCCTTGCGCCACGTCTGCTCGATCAGCGCGGTGCCGTCGCCCATCCACACCTCCTTCTTGGTCATGTTGAAGGCGACCGCTTGACGGTACGGGGCATACACGCTGATCCGGGGCTCAGCGAGCTGCGCGCGGACGCGGACTGAAGCACCCCACAGGCCACGGATCGTCGGCATGGTAGCGAGTGAACCTGACCACACGCCGGCTGCGATCAGCACCTTACCCTTGAGGCGGTCCGGCTTGAAGTCGGGCGAAGTCTCCACGTCCACCCAGCCGTTGCCGACCGCCACCACCTTGCCAACGATGTCGGCGGGCACCAGGATGTCGGCGGGGTCTACCCGGGACGCCTTGAAGCTCTTGATCATGTTGGTCTGGAACACCACCGGGTGGACGGTGTAGAGCTGGGCAAGGACGGCCATGGCCGCTTCGGCCGTGTCCTTGCCCAGTGAGCTCAGCCACGAAGGAGCCAGCACACACCCGGAGGCGAGGCTGGCTGCGTTGGCTTCGTTGTTGCTCACTACGGTGACGGAGTGGCCGTGCGCCCGCGCGAGGGTGGCGGCAATCGAGCCGAACAGCCCGTTGCCGACGATGATGACGTTGTGCTTAGCCACTGATGCCTTTCGAGAGTTGTTGGGCCAGGTCGCCCCAGCCCTTGAGCCCGTGAACGATCTCACGGGTGTCCTTGCCCACCGGGTAGTGACCCTTGATGTGGGACTTGTACTTGCAGAAAATCGTCTCAATCTCCTGGATGTTGAGGGCGCGCTTCAGACCCGGCAGGGAGCCGACCTTGTGGCGCTTGTTGAAGGTCTTGATGTAGTAGGCGACGCTCTGGCTGATCTCCTCCGGCACAACGGGGTACGTCCAAGGCTTCGCCTCATACGCGGCGCGCTCGCCAGCGTCCAGGATGCCGCCGGAGCCCATCCACTCCAGATAACCGACCGCTGCGCCTTGTGTCGGGTCTTTGTACATGTTCAGCGAGCAGTTGTCGAAGTTGACGCCGTAGCCCAGCACGCGCTCCGCCATGTCCGCGATCTTGAACGACATCCACGGACCGAAGCCCGGGTGAGACTCCACGTTGCGGGCCACGCTGGCAAACGACAAGTTGTCGCGCTCCGCTTGATGCGCGCCGGTCATGCCTTCGACGGCCGCAGAGGCTGTCTTGTACTTGACTCTGAGGTAGGCCATGGGGCCGGTCGCGTTCGCAGCGCGGAAGTGGCGACGCTCTGCGCCCCGGGGCCAAGGCTTCGTCGCCTGCGGAGGCGCCTTGGGGTGGGCCACCTCGTTGACTGCGGCCTGCGTCATCAGCTCCCAGAACTTCTTGGGGGTAGTGCCGCGCTCCGCGATGAAGGACGCGGTGCCCAGAGAGTAGAAGCACCAGTAAGCCAGGCACAGGCGGTCCAGGGTGGCCGAATCGAGCGAGGCGGAATTCATGGCGAGGTAGACCGGGTCAAGGTCGCCGCTCTTGAGCAGCTTGTCGCCAAACGTGATGATGGTTTCCATTTGTCAGCTCCGAAAATGACAACGGGGCGTTACGCGCCCCGTGGTCTGGTTGGTTGAGGGATGTGGTTTAGACCGGAACGAAGATTTCCCAGTACACGCAGTCAGCCACCTTCACACGGGCCTTGCCGGGGTCGCGGCCCAGCGACACCATCTTGTCAGCGATCTGCTGGCGGGTGAAGGTCTTCATCTTCACGGCTTCTTCGACATAGGCGGCAGTCTCGCCACGGCGTGCGGCGGTCGCGTCGGCCACCTTCAGCTTTTCGTCGTTGGCAGCGCGGACCGGGGGAGCCTTGGCGCTGGTGGCTGCGTTCTTGGCCGGCGGCTTCGCGCCCGACACCACGGTGGCGATGCCGTTCTTGGCAGGCGTCTTGGCAGCTGCGTTCTTGGCCGGAGCCGTCTTGGCAGCGGGGGTCTTCGCGGCCGGGGTCTTCGCAGCGGGCTTGTTCGGCGCGGCCACGGGCGTCTTGCTGATGGTGCCCTTGCCGGCAGGTGCGCCGGATGCTGCGGCGGTCTTCTTTGCGGGAGCGGTTTTTGCGGTAGCCATTTCGATGTCCTTGGTAGGTTGAGGAAGTTTGGGAGTGAGATTGTATACCGTCAAAGGGTCTTTGACGATAGCCTTCAGGTGATCCCGCACCTTGGGGTCGATTTCCCGATACTTGCCGGCTTCGAGGTAGACCTCAGCAGCGCGGCGAACGGGGTATTCTGAGAATTCTTCCCAGTCCGCGCGGAACTCGCGCAGGTGGGCTTTCTCCAGGGCCATCGAGGCCATGGGGATGAAGTAGGCGTGCGTGTCGTCGGTCTTGACACGGATGCACGAATAGGACTGGCCGATGCGGCGGCAGACGGCGGCTGGCAGCGTCTCCAGCTCCTTCGCGTCCCGGGCCTCCTTGGCCAGTCGGGCGTTGCGGGCGTCCACGGACTCCGTGAGCTTGATCTTGGTGACGGCGGGGGCGACCTTCTTGGCCGCGACCTTCTTGGCCGGCGCCTTCACTTCGACACCTCAGCGCGGGTGAGGATGTGGGTGACCGCCGTGAGCGGGGTTTCGTGGAACTTCAGGCCGCTGACCTGACCGGCGCACTTGGCGCGGATTGCCTCCATGACCTTGGCCATGAGGGCGTCTTGCGGGGCGGCGAAGGAGACCAGCGCTTTGTCGCGGGTCTTGACTGTCAGGTAAATCATTTGGTCGGCTCCAGGTGAGGTGCGCCAGTTACGAAGCGCGGTGGAAGTATACGGCGAATCTCGATTCTGTTCTCACACTCTCAGTAAGTCTAGCCATACCCAACCGCGGTGGAGGGGCTTGTTGAGAGCGACCCTGCCGGAGCGCCAGCCGGTACAGGTGGCCTTTGTAGGCGCAATTATTATTGAGAGGTCCATACCTTGGCCTGGGCAGCGCGTCAAATTGGCCTACGCACGTTCTAGCCAGCAGATAAGGAGCCTCTCAAATAGCGCCTTTTGGTTATTAGTCGTCCACGCGCTTCTTCGTCTTGAGGGCGTCCAGCAACATCTTCTGGGTCTTGTGTTTGCGCCGCAGGGCGTAGTACACCGACTCCTCCACGCTGTCCCGGGCCATCATGTGGTACACGTGGATGTGGCTCGCGTCGTTGCCCTGCCGGCGCAGTCGCCGGTTGAGCTGGTCGTAGTCCTCATAGTTCCACGTGAGCGTGAACCAGCAGACGTGCTTGGCGTGCGACTCCTGGAGGTTCAGGCCCAGGCTGATCGAGGCCGGGTGGCCGAACAGCAGCGGTATCTCGCCCCGATTCCAGGCCGCTTCGATCACGGTGCCCTTCTTGGTGGACACCCCGCCACCGATGTAGGGCGTGTCGGGGAACCTGGCCAGCAGCTTCTCCAGGTCATGGTGGAAGTCGTAGGCCACCAGCAGCTGCTGCCCTTGGAGCTCAGCCACGAGGTCTTCTAGCAGGTCCAGCTTCACATCGTGGATGTTGACCCACTCCTTGTTGGCCTTGCCGACCTTCTGAAGCCCCGTGAGCGGGTCCAGGTCGCTGAGGTAGATCGCGCCGGAGGCCATCTGACGGCACTTGGAGGACGCGGACGCTGCGTTGGCTGCGGTGACCAGGTCGGCCTCCACCATCGTCAGGAATTGAACCTCCATTTCCTCGTACTGGGCGCGGGCCTTCTCCGGCAGATCGAACTTGATCACGTGGTCCAGCTGCTTGGGCAGCTTCAAGTAGTCCTCCGCCTCCATGCGCAGGGCGAGCGGCCGCAGTCGGGCGTAGATGTCCTGGTCAGCGCCCTCCTTTAGCCTCCAGTTGTAGCCCATGTCGTCGGTCGGCAGGAAGTACTGGTGCCGGTAGTGCGTCACGAATGGGCCCAGCGTCCGGCCTTCGTCCAGCACGAAGCACTGACCAAAGAGGTCCAGCAGGCCGTTCGCGGCCGGGGAGCCGGTGAGCCCCCACTTGATCAGGAACTTCTTCAGCCACGGCTTGATCAGCGTGTAGCGAAGGCTGTTGCTGTTCTTCATCTTGGACAGCTCATCCCATATGAGGGCGTTGACGTGCTTCATCAGCGCCTTGCCGTCCTCCGTCATCCGGTAGCTCCACGCCTTGCCGACCCGGACGCGGGTGAAGAGCTTCGCCAGCCCTTCGTAGTTGACCACGTAGAAGTCGTGCTGCTCGCGGCACAGTTTGCTGAAGTCCTTGCCGTGGAGCACAACCAGGTCCAGCTCCTTGAAGTCCTCCCACTTGTCCAGCTCCTTTGGCCAGGTGGTCGTCGCCGGCCGGAGCGGCGCCACGATGAGCGCGCCCAGCATCACGCCCTCCTTGAGCAGCACCTTACTTGCGGCGACGCTGATGGAGGTCTTGCCTAGCCCTGGATCCAGAAACAACGCTGCTGAAAAGTGATCGAGCAAGAACTTGACGGCTCTTTTTTGGTACTGGTGCGGCGTCCAGCGCGGCTTTGACGGCGGCAAGCGCTTCTTCACGGTTGTCATGGACTTGGACATCGTATCCTCTGTGTAGCAGTTGGGCGTGCCGGAGCACTTGGTGTGGGTCGGGCTTCTCGCCCGGGGCTTTGAATTCTATGAGCAGTGGCGTGACTGGAATCCAGAATATCTGGTCAGGGTCGCCGCCCTGCCCCAGCTTGCTGGACTCCACGCCGTACAGCTTGAGTGCGCGCTCACACACCCAGCGTTCAATGGGGGCTTCTAAGCCGGGCATCTGAGCACCATTTCGTGTTGGTAGTTCGTGCGGGCGTAGGGGACCGGCCTGAAGCCGTGACGCCTGTACAGCGCCTCCAGCTCCTGGATGGTCGGCCGGCGCACGGAATGATGGCCAGAGCGCTTCGGGCCGTAGGGGCTTGCATACAGCCACAGGTCGGCCCCTTCGCCTGCCGCGTAGGCCACGGCGGTTTCGATCAGGGTGTGGCTCCAGCCGAGCCCTCTGCGTAGCGGGTGGACGTACAGCTCAGTCAGGAACAGGAGCGGCACGCCCTTCCGCTGAACCGACCGGAGCACGGCGGGGTCGGTGACGGGGCGCACGGTGACTTCGCCAATGAAGCCCCCGGCGCCTACGGTCCAGCGGACTGGGTTCACAGCTTCAGCGTCGGGTGGAGGCGCAGCAGCTCGATGGCGTGCGTGGCTTGGCTGATCGCGTCATCCAAGGCGTTGTGGTGGACGCCGATGCGCACCAGCTTCGGTCCTGGGGCGATGTTCTTCAGCGTCCGGTAGCAGCGCCCGCTCCAGTTGCCCCAGCCCTGCTTGCGGCCCAGCGCGGAGTAGGCCACCGCCATGATCGGGTTGTCGAAGTCGGCCCCGTTGCCCCAGACCTTCACGCTGGTGTTCTGCTTGATGAAGGCGTCGAAAGCATCCAGCGCGGCATCCAGGGTGGGCGCCTTCTTCGCTGCTGCGGCCTTGAGCACCTTCTGCGCGGCCGGACCCTGGCGCTTCCACCAGTCGATGGTCTCCGGGTCTTCCCACAGGCCGGCCTCCTCGCAGCTCTTGCGGCTGATCGGCGTGTAGAAGGCGTTGGCGGTGTCCACGCCCTCCTCCGTGTCGAAGTAAACGGCGCCAATCGAGAGGATCGCGCACCCCGGGACGGTGCCCAGGGTTTCCAAGTCAACCATGATGTTCTTCATTTGTATCTTTCGTGTCGTGTTGCGAAGGTGTGAGCGGTCGAAGCCCTGAGCGACGACCATGGTTCAGTACGCGCAGAGGCCGGGACCGCCCGCCTCAGCCTTCTTCGTCTGGCCATACCAGCAGAAGCCGCAGGTGCCGTTGGGCCGTGGCGGGAAGTTGGTGTCAGACATCATCGGCTTGACGCGCTTCGACCACTCCCCCTTCAGGCGCTTCAAGTCGGCCTTCGTGAACACCAGCTCCTCACCTCGTGGCGGGTACTGGTCGCCGCTGTCCAGGTACAGCAGGCGCGGCTTGATCTTCGGGTTCTCAGCGCCGGTCATCAGGAGTGCGGCCAAGGCGTACAGCTCCAGCTGCTCCATGTACTCCGCGTTCTTGTAGGCCGACATCTTGCCGGTCTTGTAGTCCGTGACGTACAGCACCTCACCTTCTTCGTAGTGGGCGCTGTCCAGCTTGATGCGCACCCAGCACTCAGCCCAGTTGTTCCACTCCGTCTCGTTCCACTCGATGTCGAAGGCCCAGTTGTCCTCCACGATCATTGGCAGCTTCTTCTCCTTGTACATCTTGCGCATCTTGTTGAACTCATCCTTGAACGTGGCCAAGGACGGCGGGAGCTTCGCCAGCGTGCCCTTCACGTAGGCTTCAGCCTCGTTGTGGACCGCAATCCCCCGTTCCAGGTGGACGCTCCCCGGCTCCTTCACCTTCTCGATGTGCTTCAGGCGGCACTTCAGTGGGCACGTCTTGTAGTCGCTGTACCGGCTGAACGACCAGCTGGTCATCGGCTTGACGCGCGGCCGGGGCGGGATTACCACCTTGGGCTTCGGCTCCACTGCCGGCCCCTTCGGGCGACCGAAGGCTGCGATGGCCATCGCTGGCTTGACCGGTGTACGTTTGACCGGCGCGCCAGCCGGTGCCCCAGCCTTCTTTGGGGATGGTGTAGCCGGGCGGGCGACCCGGGGCTTGGTCACCCCAGCTCCCAAACCTGTGGGCTTGGTTTTCATACCGAAGTCCGGGACGAAGGGCTGTGCGGGCTTTTTCTTTGGAGCGGTTGCCATCTGACTTTTCCTTGAGGTGGTAGTGGAACGTGTAGCGCGGGATGCGGGTGATGGGGATGAGCTTCTTGCGACAGAACTCCTCCACCACCCACGACGCATACGGGATGTTGGCGAAGTCGAAGTCACCGGTGGTGAGGAACAGGTCGATGATCTCGCGGGCAAGCGCGCGGCGCATGGGCTCCGCGTCCTTGCGGGGCAGCGTGTCGCTGGTCACCGTGACTCGGCCATCGCCGTAGAACTTGGTGTCAATGAATCGCTGATCGTACTTAGTCATGGCGCGTCCACTTGCTGAGGTCGGGCTTGGGCTCCTTGAGCTTCTCCATGTCCGCCCAGTTGGGGCCAAACTCGCCGTCCGACATCATGGGCAGATCGAACTCGACCGACATCATGCACTCGCGCAGCTTGAGCATTTCCTTCTTGAAGATGCCCTTGGGCGAGCTGATGTTGATTTCGTCGTGGACGGTCATGACAAACCGGGCTTCGTGGTCGATGGAGTCGTACCTGATCAGCGCCTCCTTCGTGCAGTCGGCCGCGCTACCTTGGATGAGGTAGTTGAGCAGCTTGTACTCGAAGGTGCGCAGGCGACCGTCGATCACCTTTGGCTCCTCGCAGTAGTACATGCGCCCGCCCCAGGTCGTGATCGGCTGGCCGTTGCGCCCACGAGACTTCACCAGCTTGTCCAGCTCCTTCAGGCCGGGGAGCGCGCTGAACTGAGCGTTGCGGAAGCTCTGAATCTCCTTGACGTCGCGCATCAGCTTCTCGGCCATGGAGCCCACGCCCTGCCCGTAGATGAGCCCGAAGTTCAGTGTCTTGATCGGGGTACGCGGCAGCTCGATGCCCAGCAGCTCCCGGATCGCGTCCTGAACGAACTTGTGAACGTCCAGCATCGGGTTGTCTTGGTACGCCTCCATGAGCAGGCCGTCCTCGAAGTGGCCCAGAATGCGCAACTCCTGCTGGTTGTAATCTCGCCGGCCCCACCAGTGCGTCGGCTTGTCCGGGAGGAGGTACTTGCGCATCAGCGGTAGGTGCGGCAAGCCCTTCACGAAGTCTGGGTGGCTCCAGCCGTCGCCCTTGTCCTCGAAGTCCTTGGCCACTGCCATGAAGTTGGGGCTGCTCGATAGCCGGCCGGTCCGCGCGCCTGCGTCACGGTCGTTGCGGGTCTGGTTCCAGCCGGCGTAGAGCATGCCGCCCGACTCGCTTGCGGTCCTGATCCACGGCCGGTAGTACGTCTGCAGGCAGGTGGCCAGCTTGTTGCGGTAGCCCAGCGCCTGGAAGACCTTCTTGTTGTGGAAGTGGAAGGGCTTGAGCACCTTCTTGTTCATCGACTTCAGGCCGCTGGGCGTGAGCGTCCACTCCGTGATGATGCCCTCCCGGTCCAGGACGGCGGACAGGTCGCGGTCCTTCTCGAAGTCCAGCTCAGGCTCCTTGAGAGTCTTGCGCAGCCACTTCTCGATGTCCAGCATGGCCTTCTCATACACCGGCACGTCGCGCTCCAAGCCTGCCAAGTCGGCCTTCATGCCTTCGCGCTCGTTGCGCAGCAGGATCGGCATGAGGTTGATCTCACGGCGGTACGCTTCGAGCATGCCCGCGTCGGCCACCATGTCCCACATGAGCTCAAAGAGCTTCTCAGTGCGGGTCACGTCGCCGTCCGCGTAGGCGCCGACCAGCTTGCCCGGGGCGAGACTGATCCACGCGCCGAAGTTGCCCTTGGTGATGCGGACGTTGGGAGGCAGGAGGCCGTCTGCCTTCAGCTCCTTCTGGTGCTCCATGAGCCACTCAGCTACCGCGTCACGCTCCCCGGGCGGCATGTCCAGCCACTTCTCGGCGGAGGGCTTGAGCCCTAGATTGAAGCTGTGCGGGTCAAGCAGGAACAGCAGGAACTGCGTGTCCTCGATGCGGTCTGGGTCCAGGTACACGTCCATGAGCCCCATGCGCTCCTGAGCCACGTCAACGTCAAACTTCGAGTTGTGGAACAGGAGGGATTCGCTGGAGGTCCAGGCGTCACGAAGCACGCCCGCAGCGTGCTCCTTGGTACAGTTGTTTTCGATGGGATGTCCCCAGGCCCAGTACTTGGTCGCCTTCTTCCCGGGGTACTTGATGCTGAAGCCTACGGGCTCCGGGGGATAGCGCGGGCGGTCGTCAATCGCTGCCGTCTCGAAGTCGATGACGATTGGCTTGGGGCGCTTGAACTTCTTTGCCATATGGCTCCTTGAGAAACGAGAAACCCCGCGCTGGTGAGGCGCGGGGCGGAGGTCACTTGCAGATCGGAGCTGGCGCCGGCTTGCGGCGGATCACCTTGCGCTTCGGTTGGATGATCGGCTCGCACTGAGGTGCCGGGGTGAAGATGATCGGCTGCTGGATCGGCTTCTGCTCCACGATCACTTCCGGCATCAGCTTGTAGGCTTCGCACTCCTCCGTCCAAGCGTAGGAGCCGAACTGTTGGAGCTGGCCGGACGCAGACCCGCCGCCCTGGGCGCCTTGGCCGTTGGACCCGAAGCCCCCGATGCTCAGTGAGGCGCCTGTGGACGTGCCGATGATGTACATGGCCCGGTTGACGCGCTCGCCGTACATCACCTCACCGCGCTGATAGAAGCCACGGATGGGGCGCTTGTACTCGTCAACTGGGTATTCGGCCGTGAACGTCTCGCCCTGGAGCACGTCTTGCTGCCCGCCCCAGATGCCGAAGCGCTTGCCCACGATGTCCTTGGCCACCAGCTCCTTCAGCGGTCCGCAGGAGCCCATGACGATGACCATGTTGGCCGCTGCCAGAGGCGCAGCGGTCTGGCCGTGAACGACCGGAGCCCACACGGTCGTCTTGGAGCTGTAGTTGGTCGTGCTGCGGTCGGCCGCGTCCACGCTCGTGAGGGTGCGGTTGTTCGATCCGGCGCCCGCGCCCGCTCCGTTGCCTGCGCTCGTGTTCTGGCGCGAGGTGTTCGTGCCGTTCGCCGTCGCGGCCTGCTGCTGCCCTTGGCCCTGGGCGTTGCGCTGATCGCCGCCCGTCACCGCGTTGGCGGAGTTGCCGGAGCGGTCGATGCCCTGCTGCTGACCGTTGATGCCCAGGTTCGTGCCGTTGGAGGTCGCCGTGCTTGGCCCGGTGGTCGCGCTGCTCGTGGATGGTCCGGTGGTCAGGTTGCCCACGGTGCCGGTGTTGCTCTGACCGTTGGACGCCGCACCGCCTGCGCTGTTGTTGCCCAAGGCGAGGTTCGCCCCCAGTGCGTTGCTAGTCGTGTTGGGGTTGATGTTCGGATTGATCTGCGTCCGCGTGTCCACCACGTTGCCCAGGTCGTTGCCGTTCTGGTTGGCGGAGGGATTCACCTGGGTGCTGGTGCTGGACGCCTTGCTGGCGTCGATGTCCCCGATGTTCTGGAGCGTCCCCGTGGAGTCGTTCCCGATGGTCTGGGTGGGTTGCGCGTGAGCAGAGCCCAGTGCGAGGAGGACGGCCAGGGTGATGATCGACTTGTTCATGATGTTTACTCTTTGAAGTGCCCCGGTGATGTCGGCCACCGGGGCTAAGCCGTTAAAGGCAGGTGGGGCCGTTACGCAGCCCCGGGGTCAGGTTCAGAACTTTCCGCGCTTCGCCGGTGCGGCCTGCTTGGCGCTTGCGCCCTTCTTCATCGCTTGGGCCAGTCGGCCGGTCGGCTTGACGGGCTTCGACTGCTCCAGGTCAGCCTGCTTCGGGTACGGGCCAAGCAACGTCGCCATCGCTTCGGTCGTCTTCTTCTGCATCGCGTCCCAGGTGTCCTGGTCGAAGTTGATCAGCTCCTCGAACTCGAACGTGAGCACGTACTGGCTCTTGGGGTCCGGCTGGATGCCGAGCTTACACACCACGCCCCAGTACGGTCGGCCCATGTCGTCGGCCACGCTGTTGACGAACTTGCCCCAGTTGCGGGTGGACATGACCGGCACGTTGAGCATACGCACTTCGGCGTCAGCAAGGGCTTCGGCGCTTTCCAGGCCGTCTTCCGTGATGAGCGCCAAGCGGCGGATGTTCTTGCACGCCTTGCCCCGGCCGACATCGGCGGAGCCCATGCGGTTGGCCCAGCAGCCGTTGCACGGGTTGCCGTTGGCGCCAGCTTCGTTGGGGTCGTCTTGGCCTTGCGGGTTTTCGGCCTCAGCGTGCGCCGCCATCGTGTCTTCGGGCTTGTCGTCTTCGTTCTTGGGGTCGTTGAAGGCGTAGCAGTCGGGCACGGTCGGCTTGCTGGGGTCGAAGGCACCGGTGTAGAACTGGTTTTCGTGGAGCGCGCCGATGACGATACAGCGCAGCTCGTCACCGATGTCTTCGCCATCCAGGGACAGCGTACCGCCACGGGTGCCGATCTTCTTGAAGGAGCCAAAGGGCACCTCCTGCTTGGCCACCTTCTTGGCGCGCATCGCCATTTCTTCTTCCCAGTTCGTCAGCGCGCGGCTGGTGCTGGGCGCTGCGGCCTTCGCCACTGCGGTCTTCTTCGCGGGAGCAGCCGGGGTCTTGGCTGCGGGGGTCTTCTTCGATACTGGCATTTGGAATCCTAAAGTGAACAGAGTGTTGGTGCGGCGTGTTGGGCGCTACGCCGTGAGCGGGTGAGGTCTAGTTGTCGTTGCTTAGTTGATGCTCCTGTACGTGCCACTCAGGGGCTGGGCCAGTCCAGCTCCCGGGCGGGATCATGATGTTGTACCAGCGGCGGTTGGACGCCACCGTGTCGTAGAAGCCGTCCTCAGCGACGCGCATGTGGTGCGGGATACCCAGGGGCGTCTCCGACCAGTCTGCCGCCGATGCGCACAGGCTCCAAGGCATGACCTCCAGCGTCCAGATCGCGGGAGCGGCCGGGTGGCGGGCTCCGAAGCGGCGCTGGTGCTGGTCGGTCGTGGCTGCTGCGTGTTGCCAGAGCCAGTTGTAGTTGCCGCCGGTCTGAATCACCCAGTCCTCTTCAGGCTGGTGCTGGTACTTCAGAGGGGCCGGGACGCGCTGCTTGAACAGACTCCACTCCACGTCACCGGACTCGCCGGGGAACATCGCCTTGCGGGGGACGAAGGGCTGGCCGTTGCGCGACTCAGCCGTGGAGGGTCCGTGGACAAACCAGCCAATCCAAGGGGTGGGCGTCATCGGCCCATCGAGCGGAGCAGACCACTGGCTGTCCAGGCTGTGCCAAGCACTGGCCAACAGAGCCGCCATGACGAAGGGCATCGCCTTGACGTGCTTGTCGCACAGGTACTCCGCCGCCTTGACGGGGTCGTGATCGAGCATCCAGAGGTTCATGAGCGCAGGCTCCCTTCGGGGTAGTAGCGGTGGCTGGTGGGCGCGACCGGGAAGGCGAAGGCGCGGCCGGAGTCGGCCTTGATGATCAGCCTGCGGTACTTGCTGGCGCGCGCCGGTATGGTCGGCTGCTTGAGGGCGGTCGCCATGAGCGACACCCTGAAGAACGTCTCCAGCGCCTTCGGGTCCGGTTTCTCGCCAGCCTCGATGATGTGGACAATCTCGCCCTTGAACACGCGGGCGTTGGCGAAGACTTCGTACACATCGACGCGCTGACCAAGGCGAAGCTCTGTCAGCTCGCCCTTGGGCACGTTGTTGGTTGCTACGCGGGCGCTGTGCTGCGCCTTGTACATGCCGTGGGCGGTCATGATCAGAGCTTGTTCAGGCTGATGGTCTTGACCTCGAAGGGCTCGACCCCGGGGATGGACTTGCCCGCGTCCCACATTTCCTTGACAGTGGCTTCGCCCAGCCGGCGCTGAAGCAGGCTGAACACGCCCGGATTCTTCTTGCCATTGGCCAGGATGTACGCCTGAATCTTGTCCCAGTCCTGCGCCTGCGGAATGGTCTTGCTGGCAACCGTCGCGCGAGCGACCTTGCCGGCGATGCCCGTGGCCGCGCTCTTGGGGAGGTTTTGGATGAGGTGCTCCACCAGCAGCGCCTCCTTGGCCTTCAGCTCCTCCACGACCTTGTTCTGGGCGTAGCGGTCCTGGCGGATCGTGTACAGCATGTCTGCGCACTCGGCCATGGACTTGGGGAGCTTCGAGGAGCCCTTGGCGGCTGGCGCCTTCTTCGCGGCAGGCTCCTTGAGGAGCGCGGCCACGGGCTTCTTTGCGCCCGGTTGAACGGGCTTCTTGACGGCTGGTTTGCTTGTCGGCTTGGGTGTCGGGGTTTTCTTGGCGGTGGCCATGTTACGGTTTCCTACAGTGAACAGAGTATCAGTCCATGAAGCCGGGACTGCGACGGCGGTGAGGAGTATAGCGGTGCGGTTCTGCGTTGTGTCTAGCCCTCCTTCGTGGTGGGGAGCGTGATGCGGAGGCAGTCCGGGAAGTCCCAGTCAGCCTGAATCCCGAACATGCGCCAGCACTCGATTTCCAAGAGGGTGTCTTGGTGCATCTGCGCGGCCATCGTGGCTACCGCGTAGCTCTGGCGCATGAAGGCGTCCGTGTCGATGACGAAGGCTTTGCGCGGAGCGTCCTTGCGGTAGCGGTCACTCATGGCCACGGTACTTCCCCTTGCGCTTCAGTCGGGCCTTCTCGCGCTCCGCCATGTACAGCGTGTTGACCTGGAGCCGGAGGCAGTCGCCTTCGATCTTGGGCAGCGTCTCCCAGTAGGCGCCGGAGCGCGTGTCTGCGAAGCCGGCCTTGCCCTCGAAGGCGGAGCCGATGTTGACGCCCTTGGACGGTCGGTTGGCCATCATGGCCACTTGGTCTGCGACGGACATTGTTGCCACGATGCGTTTCTCCAGGTTGCTGTAGTCCGCGCTGACGGCTGTCTGCGGGTCGTTGCGCCGGTTCGTGACCGGCTGAGAGTAGGGCCACGGAGGAGGGGCCGGGAGGCTGCGCCCTGTAGTCGGGCGTGACTTCACTCGCTCCGCGCGCAGCTCGATGGCATTCCGGCTGCGCCCGTGCGCCTCCGCGATCTGAGTGTGGGTCATTCCGCGCGCCAGCTCGGCAAGCAGGCGGTCGTCCTCCTCCGGCGACCACGGAGCCCCGGTGCGGGCGCCCGGGATGCTTGGACGGCGGTGTTGGTACTTGCTCACGACTTGTCCTTGATGAGTTGAAGAGCTTTGTGGCAGGCGACTTCGGTGGTGTCCTCGAAGTCTCCAATCTGTTGGTGGTGCTCGTTGAACACCGCATACTTGCCCTCCATCGGGAAGTACACGCAACGAGTGCCGAACGGAAGGCGGGCGCGAGCGTCGAATTGGCGCTTGATGTACGCCGCCAGCTCGCTGTCCGGCGCTCCGTTGTAGCACCTCACATGTCCTCCGCGCCACGGAAGTCTGCGAAGATGGGGAACTGGGGCTTGTCGAAGGTCTTGGGCGTCTTGCCGTGCTTGAACTTGACGATGCGATCCAAGAGGGTCTTGCGGACGGCCCACAGGTCGGCGCGCTGCTTGGCGGTCCAGCCGTTGCCAATGTCGAACTCCACGCCCTTCCAGCGACCGTTGACGCCCACCACCTGGAGGGAGCCGAGCACGCCCTTGCCGACCTTCCCGGCCTTCGCGCTGCTGCGCTTCGTGCGGCCCAATTCGTCCTTGGTAGCTTCGTTGGTGTTCTCCGTCTGCTCTGTGTAGCCGATGATCCGCGCCTCCGCGTCTTGCCGGCGCTTGAGCTTGGAGCAGTAGCCCTCCGCCACGGTGGCGCGCGGCTCGGCTCCGCCTTGCTTGTACGGGCCGTTGGGCGAGCGGGTCATCACACCCTCATAGCCTTCATCGAGCCACTTGGCCTCCAGCTTCAGCAGCTCCGCTTCGCTCTTGACCAGCACCTGTTGCACGATGACGACCCGGGCTGGCAGGCGCGTGCGGCGGGCCAGGAGGTTGTCCAGGCGCTGCTCGAAGGGCAGGTTGTCGGCCGGATAGCTGAAGTCATCGAACACATAGAAGCGCACGTCAGGCTCGCCCTTCGCTGCGGTGACGCCTGAGCTGGTGCGCTGCAGCGGGTCGTTGCGCACGTCACCCACGACCAGCTCGCCGTCCAGGCCCACCAGGTTCACGTCCCCAAAGAGCGCCTGCGTGAAGATGTTGCGGATGGGCTTGTTGTTCTTGCTGAGCAGGCACGGGTCCAGGAACTCGTTGAGTTGGACCGTGGCGCGGTAGCCGTCCAGCTTAGGCGACGCCCACAGCGGGTACTTGAGCTTGGACACGTCGCCTTCGAGGTCGGCGGCGCGCATGGGGGTGATGAGTTTGCTCACAGGAGGGCTCCTTGAAGTTCAGTGGCGGCACCCTTGGTGCCGGGAAGACCGCGCACGCCCTTGCGGAGAGCTTCGGCGCGAGCGTTGAGGATCGCGTGGTCAGGGGACTTGGCCGTGACCTCGCATTTGAATACCAGCCGCTCACTGTGCGGGCAGGTCAGTTTGACGGTGTACTTGTTCATGTCGGTTCCTTGAGAGCTAAGAAGCCCCGGAGCGTTACGCACCCCGGGGCGGTTGAGAGTCTAACGCCTTACGCGGCCTTGCGCGAGCGCTTCGGAGCGGCAGCGAAGGCTGCGCGGATCGCCTCAGCCACGTCTGCCGGGACGTAGCGACCCTTGACCTGGAAGCGGCCCAGGCGGTCGGGGCCGGTGAAGGGGACTCCGCCGATGGTGCCGGTGAACGCCGTGCCGGAGGGCGTGCAGCCCAGACCCTTGTCGCCCACGGTGATCTTGCCACTGGGAGCCGGCTTGACAGCCTTCTTGACCGGGGCTGCGACGATGTTCTTGGCCTTCGCCTTCTTGGCAGGAGCCGGGGCCGGCTCGGCTTCGAGGGTCGCCAGGTGGGCACGGACTTCCGGGAACAGCTTGTTGCTGGGGTTGCGGCTGTCCAGCACCTTGAGCAAGCCGGTGATGTCGCCCTTCGAGCCGTAGAAGGTGCCGTTGTCGCTCAGGTGATTCTCCTCGCCGGCCAGATCGTAGCAGACGGTGCAGAGGCCCACGTGCTCGTTGTCGCCCTGGCCGGTGGAGCGGGTCTTGTGACCGCAGCACTTGCATTCGTACAGGCCGGTGCCCTTCTGGAAGCGGCTGTTGCGAGCGGCCTTGGGGGAGGTCTTCACCAGCTTCAGCATCGGGCCGGTGCCGCCCAGGTTCATGACTAGCTTCTTCGCCGGGGCCGGCTTCTCCTCCGGCATCACGAACTGCGAGCGGCCGTGTTCGTCAAAGCGGAAGTGCGACACGTTGACAATCTTGTCGGGGGCGGTGTCGTGGCGCAGCGTGACCTGGGCAGTGACGGCTTCGGCGCCGAAGGCTGCGGCCTGCTTGTCCAGGACCTGCTGGTGCTGGAGGGCCATCACCGACTGGCGGGCGTAGTCCTTCAGCGGGCCGGTCCAGACAACTGCGCCGGACTTGTTCATGATCACTGCGGTGTAGACGTTCTTCATGGGGTGCTTTCAAACAGAGGTTACAGAGGCCAGCGGTTGCTGGTAGCCCGATTCTGACTGGTATGGTTTTCAGCGTCTACCAGTACCCGACTACAACAAAGGGTCATTGTTGCCGGAAGGCCAACGAATACACACAAATTGTCTAGGCGCAACGATTGTTGAGAGGTCCAGGGCGTCGGCTGAGCAACCCCTGAAATTGGCTCCTGCGCAATCCTAGACAATTCTCAACAATATAAAAGCCGCTCAAAAGCGGCTTGTCTGGTTATAAGGCGGTCAGCGTTTGCGGCGACCGGGCGGAGGCGGAGGAGGCGGTGCCGGGGGTGGCGGGGTCACGGCCGGCTTCGCTGCTTGGCTCGTGCGGTCCTGGTTGTAGGCGCCCCGCTCTGCGTAGCTTCGCTCAGCCGGGACCGGCGCATGGCGGTGGAAGATCATCTGGCCGACCTTGTCACCCGCGTAGAGCGCCAGCACGTGCTGCTGCGTGATGTTGTGAAGTTCCAGGGTCAGCGCCGACCCGTGCCAGCCGGGGTCGCACCACACCGCCAGGGCGTGACTGAGGCCCATGCGCGCCACGCTGCTCTTCAGCCTGAACTCCGCGCTGAGGGTCAGCGGCAGGTTGAACGTCTCCAGCGTCTGCGCCAGGATGAACTGGCCGGGGTAGAGCAGGAAGGGCTCGGCGCCCTCCTCCGACCGATCCTGAAGCCGCACCTCATCGAAGGCCAACGACTCCCTGGCGCCCAGCTCCACCACCGGGTACGACAACTCCTCCGGTCGCTCGTGCTCGACAAGGATGGTGCCGCCCAGGCGAACGTCGATGCTGGACCCGTTGATGTTCGCGTCCGGCACGTTCGTCATCACGTTGCGCTGGACGACTTCCAGGCGCAGTTCCTTGTAGCTGAGGAGGCTCACAGCACCACCTCTTGGCGGAAGGTGAAGCGGTGGGTGCGGCCCCGGTACGTGAGCAGGACCGGCCGGGGAGCGACAATACGGGCGTCAGCGAGCGCAAGCATCACGTTGCTGGGGCGCAGGTCGCTCACCAGGTCGTACTTGTCCTGGTTGATCTGCTCCTGGGTCGGGCCTCGCAGTTGGAGGCTCCGGCCCTGGGTGTCGCGCACCTTGAAGTCGGTGTCCACGCGCTCGCGGCGCAGGGTCGTGACGAAGCGCGGGCGCGCCTTGTCGTGGAGGCTGAATTGCTTAGCGGTATCCATGGTGCGGGTTCCTCCAGCCGGGTGCGGCCAAGTAGTTGCGATGCGGGATGACGTACACCGGCTGAATCACCGGTGCCGGGGTGCTGACCGTCACGTTGTTGACGATCACCACGTTGGGTGCGCGCTCGACGCGCGGCTGAGGGGTCGGCGCGTAGGGGTCCGGGTACGGTGACGGGTAGACCGCTGCCACGGTGTTGTCCACTATGTAGACCCGGGCGCCAATCGGCTTGTCACTGTACACGTCGCCAGCGCGGTAGATGTCCTGGGCGCGAACGGAGCACGCCACCATGGCGGTGACGATCCCGATTGCGACCAGTGCGGCTTTGAAGTTGTTTGTCATGTCGGCTCCTGTTTGACGCTCTATCCTACCTCTTCAATACAATCCGCGACAAGCCTCAACAAAGAGCGAGCGGCCTCAGCCTTCGCCGCCTCCTCCGTGGTGAACTTGAGCACGCGGTCCTTGCCCATGATGAGCGGCATGTACAGCTCCAAGGTGAAGGGCTTCGCCAGCGGAGGGGAGTTGCGCGGCCTGCGCGGGTTCGCCCCTTCGTTGATGACGCCTGCCACCTTGCGCAGACCGTACCGCCCCTGGACCATGCCAACTTCCCCGTGGGGGACGCGCGGCATGATGGACCACTCGATTGTCTTGCAGATCACTGGCATCCTGACCCTCCACAGGTTGGGCACGGTTGGAGCACCTTGGTCTTGAAGCCCTTCTGCTTGTAGACCTGACCGATGCCCCGGCACGTGGCGCACTGAGTCGCCTTGACCTTGTTGGCGGCATCGTACTTGCGGCGCTTGTCGGGGTCGCTGAGGACGGCGTATGCCCCGTTGACCCGGCTCATGAGGTCGTGGGAGTCGCCCAGCGCGCAGCGGTCCGGGTGAAACAGGCGCGCGGCTTGAAGCCACGCTGCCCGGATCGCCGGCCACTGAGCGCCCACGG